CATGGCTGCAGGGCGGAGTCTCCTCGCCTTCGGCGTCCAGGCCGAAAACCTCACACCGATGATGCGGATGGTGGGCGACGTCGCCTCCGGCGTCGGAATGAATTTCAATGAACTCTCCCAGATCATGGGGAAAAACCTTACGCAGGGGAAAGTTCAGACAGAAGATCTAATGCAGTTGGCCGGTCGCGGTGTTCCCATTTACGCCGAGCTCGCGAAGGTGTTTAACACCACCACGGATAACATCCGCAATCTTGCGTCATCGGGTTCAATTCGATTCGAGCACTTACAACAGGCTTTTCAGAACATGACCTCACAGGGCGGCCGCTATTTCGGCATGATGGACCGCCAGTCGCGGACCGCGTTGGGGTTATGGTCCACCCTTACCGGCAACGTGGATGAGATGAAGCGATCTCTGGGGCAGATGATCATGGAAGGGCTTCGTCCATTGCTCGAGCTCGCGGTCCAGGTCACCGGAGCAATCGTAGGGAATGAAACGGCGGTTAAGGTCCTCAAGGCCACGATGTTCGTCATCGTCCCCGTCATAGGCGTCCTGCTGGTGGGCGCGATGAAAGCCGCGATCGTGATGGCGTGGAACATGGCGGCCGCCGTTCTCGCGGCGACGTGGCCTTTTGCGCTGATAGCGGGCGCAATCATGATTGTGATACTTATCATACAGGATCTCTATACCTGGATAACCGGCGGTGAATCCATCTTTGGTAAGTGGCTGGGGACCTTCGATAGCGTACGGAAAAAAATCAGTAATTTCTTCGTCGGGATTTTTGACGGCATCAAGGGGGTCTATCAATCGGTGATCGGTTTTTTCAGCAGAAACGGGCGTTATTTCGTCATGGCGATATTCCCCATCAGTCTGCTATATTACTACTGGGACGAGATAAAGGCGTTCTTCATGGGCATTCCGGACATGGTGATAAATTTCTTCGCGGGCATTCCGGATCGGTTGATGAGTTTCGTTTCGGGCATCGGCGCCAGGATCCGCGAAGCTCTCAAGGGGATCCTCCCCGACTGGGCGATCAATCTCATCGCCAGAGTGTCGGGAGAGCAGGTCCAGGCGCGCGCCGGCGGCGGGGACGTTGAAGCGGGACGGACATACATCGTGGGCGAGAGAGGACCTGAAATTCTCCAGATGGGGAACAGGTCGGGGAATATCATCCCCAATGGCGCTATTGCGGGAGCCGGTTCCACCTCGGGGCCTGTACAGATAACCCTATCCCCGATCATCAACTTCAACGCGCCGGTCTCGCGTGACGACGGCGATTACATCGCCGGCCTGGTCACGCGGGTCATGGAAGAGATGGCCGCGCAGATCGCCGGGGTCCGCGCGGGCCTCGGGATGGAGGTCGGGTGATGGGCCTCTCGGAACTCATATTCGGCGCGCCCGCGTTTCTGGCCGATGGGATCAATCTCGTAATCCTCACATCCGTCATGTCCGAAACGGAAACCCTCGGCGCGGAAATCACCAAGAATGCCGTGGAGGACGGATCGAACATCAACGACCATGTGCATGTCCAGCCGTATCAATTCGGCTTCAAGTGTTTTTTCGCGGATAAAAACGACCTCATGGCGGCCGCGTCGGGACTTCTTTTCGGCGCGGACAAATCCGTAACGGAAAAGATCGCGATTCTGAAGGCATGGAGGACGTTCGGCACGCTCCTGACCTACAGTGGTCCCTTGTTTTCCGGATTCATGACCAAGGGTTACGACATCTACTGCGAAAACATGGTCATCTCGAACCTCGGAATCGGGCGCAGCCAGGATAATGGCGTTGGGGTGGAAGTGACCGTCTTCCTTCAGGAAATAGTTATCGCCCAGGCGATGATGGAAAACATCGCGCTTCCGGTTTCCGCCAGGGCGCGTGCGAACGCGGGAGCTGCGAGAACGGGCAGCGCCAGCGCGTCGGGCGGTTCCAGGTCAATCTTAACAAGGATGTTCTCATCATCATGAACCTGATATATCTTCCCATCGCCAACAAGGAAATCCCGGTGCGTAAAATATTCGATATCGACGGTAAGAACTACATCTTCGATTTCGACTACAATACCCGCGGCGACTTCTACACGGTTGCCATCTACGACATGGGCGAGACGCTTCTGTATTCCGGGAAGCTTACCTATCTTCAGAACCTGATCACCGGTCCAGTTGAGGGATTTGATATTACCGCGAGAATCATCCCCGTGAACATCGAAGACGCCGTGAGAGAATACCCGGCAATAGACCGCATCGGAAGCGGCAATTTCGATGCGATGAGGATTTGCATCGCATGACATCCGCGTTATACATGAGGGTATGCGAGATGAACGTCAACGGCCGGGTGCTGAACTACCCGCCGATGACCCTCGAGTTCGAAACGGAATTCTCGGACAGGACGCCGTCACAGACGAAGGTGAAGATATTCAATCCCGCGCCGGACACCGTGGCTGCATGCGAAAAGAGGGGGACCATCTATCCGCTCATCACGATCAAGGCGGGGTACCAGGAGGATCACGGGACCTGCGTGATCGGAGAGATCGTAAAGTTCGAGGAAAAGAAGGGACGGGACAACGTGCTTGAACTGACCGTCTCAGACAAGACCTCTCTCTGGTCGAACGCCATAATTAACAAGAGCTGGAAAGGCATGATCACCGCGCGGGAAGCCGCGACCCAGGTGCTCAGAAGCCTGGGAGTCACTCCCTCGGAAATGGTCTTCGGCGAGGAGAAAGTCTACCAGTACGGCATCTCGTTTTCCGGCATTTCGCTTCGAAACGCCATGGAGAGGATCGCGCGGGACACGAAATCGCAGTTCCGTTTCACCAACGGCCAGGCGTCGTTCACGAAAGAAAGCGCCGGCAGCGGCACGGCCTTTCTCCTGAAATATGATACCGGCCTCCTGGAGGCGTCAAAAACGAACGAAGGATACAAGATCAGGACTCTATTCATGTACAAGATCAAGGGGGCCAGCCTGTTGCATGTCGTAAAACCGGGCCTCGATGTCGTCCTTCGAGTAAGGAAGGGGAAGCACATCTTCTCGCCTTCAGGCCAGGCGTACACCGAATGCGAGGCGAAGACCTTATGAGCTGGAAGCTGGAAATGATCGAGCTCATGAACGACTACTTCGATAAACGCATGAAGAACGTCATTGTCGGGTGCGTCGGGAGGATCGAGACGCACGACGCGGTCGCCATGCGGGCGGATGTGAAGCCGCTTTTGAAGTATGTCGCCACCGGCGAAACGATCGCGCGCGAGTTCGCGCTTCTCCCGGGGATCCCGGTTCAGATGGTTTTCGCGGGAGGGTATTATATCCGTCCAAAATACCGCCGCGGTGACCTGGTCTGGGTGAGCTTTTCTACTCACGCGATCGCAAGGGGGCTTTCCGGTGGATTGGATTCAATCGATGAATCGATCTTCCCGCGAGAGGGCGCAAGCGTCGCCGGGGGGCTCACGCCGAACGGCTGGACCGCGCCGGACGATCTGTCCCAGGACGGTTTGATTCTCGGCCATGAGGACGGCGGTGCGGTGATCCGGCTGGGTGAGGATACGACCTTCATCACCGGGAACGTCGAGGTAGACGGCGATCTGGCGGTATCCGGTAAGGTGGAAGCGGACGGCGAAATCACGGCTATGGTTGGCCCCAATCAGGTAAATCAGTCGACGCATACGCATCCCTACGTTGATACGCCAGCTGGACCGGCGACCACGTCCCCGCCGACTCCCGGATCATAGGATTGGGCATGAAAACAGTGAAACTCATACACGGAGACGTGATGATCGTGGGCGGCAAAACAGCCTGGTTCTCCGGGAAGGAATGCGTCGCCCAGCGGCTGGCCAATGCTTTGCAACTTGATAAAGGATCATGGTTTCTGGGGCCACTGAAAGGCATCGACTGGTTCTCCATCTACGATGAAAAGGCGGTTCCGGAACGACTGGTGCGAGGAAAGGTCGAGGGCGTAATTACGGTTGATCCTGAAGTAACGAAACTCGAATCGATGGTCGTTGAGTTCGACAAAGAGGAAAGGAAAATCATGGTTCGGTTCAAGGCGGCGACGATATACGGAATTGTTGAGGGAAGCGTATGAGCTACGGGGTGACGCCACAGGGATTTATCCGTAAGCCGTATTCCGTCATTCTGTCGGAACTGCAT